CTGATTGTGGCGCAGTTAAGTTAGCTACATTTACTGCACCTGGCAGTATTACAAGTTTCTAGTTTACAAATTAATTAAAATCATTTATATTAATTTTATAAAGATATATGCAATTACAGAATTATTATTATTGGTTCAAAGATGCCATTCCAACACATGTTTGTGATGACATAGTTCGTTATGCAAAACAATTACAAGATCAAATGGCCGTAACAGGTCAATTTAGTAATAAAAAAGAATTAAATAAAAAACAAATACAAGATTTAAAAAAGAAAAGAGATTCAGATATTGTTTGGTTAAGTGAACGTTGGATTTATAATGCAATTCATCCTTATATTCATCAAGCAAATGCTGATGCTAATTGGAATTTTAAATGGGATTTTAGTGAACAATGTCAATTTACAAAATATAAAAAAGGCCAGTATTATGATTGGCACTGTGATAGTTGGGACAGACCTTATGATGTTCCCAACACACCGAGTCACGGTAAAACTAGAAAGTTATCTGTTACCTTATCTTTATCAGATGACAAAGATTATAAAGGTGGTGAGTTAGAATTTGATATGAGAAATATAGAACCACATCTAAAAGCAAATACTCATGTATTAAAAGAGATAAGATCTAAAGGCTCTTTAGTAGTATTTCCTTCTGATGTATGGCATAGAGTAAAACCGGTTACTAAAGGTACTAGACACAGTTTAGTAATTTGGAATGTTGGAGATCCATTTCAATGAGTTATAAAGTAATTAAAAATTTTTTAGATGTAGATTTTCTTGATGAAATAAATAATTTAATTTTAGACATAGATTTTCCTTGGAGAAGAAAAGGATATAAATTTAATGAAGATGCTACTGATAGTTTATATTTTAACCATTGTTTTTTTAATAATATGAATGCAACTTCTTCTGCATACGAAACAATTATTATTCCCATATTAGATAAATTAAATTGTATTTCACCTATTCAAGTTAGAACTAATATGTTTATTAGTAAGTTATTTGAAAAATCTGGTTGGCACAACGATTATGATGAGACATGTAAAACAGCTATTTTTTATTTAAATGAATGTGATGGTGGCACTGAAATAAAAATTGATGGTGAAATTAAATTTATAAAAGCAGAAAAAAATAAAATGTTGATTTTTGATTCGAATGTATTACATAGAGCTATAACATCAACAGACGTACCCGTTAGATATATTATAAATTTTAATTATTTTGAGAAAGGATATAATGAAAAAGAAAAATAAAAAGAAAAAAAAATTAGAAGAAGGTTACCCAAAAAATTTAACACGACAAGATTATTTTTCTAGTCCTATTTGGTTTGCTGATGAACCAAAATTTGTTGATAATTTAAACAAAGCATCTGATAAATATATAGAGGAAGCTAGAAAAAATATGCAACCTAACATAGATAAACGTAACAAAGCCAATAAAACTAAAGGAGATTTAACTAACGTTTATCACTCTACTTCTTTAATAGGTGATCCTGGTTTTTTAGAATTACAAAATTATATTGGAGCTACATCTCATAATTTATTAGTAGAAATGGGTTTTGATATGAATGGTCATCAATTATTTACTACGGAAATGTGGGTACAAGAATTTGCAAAAAATGGTGGAGGACACCATACTTTACACACACATTGGAATGGTCACATATCTGGTTTTTATTTTTTAAAAGCTAGTGATAAAACTTCAGTACCTATTTTTGAAGACCCAAGACCAGGAAATGTAATGAATCTTTTACCTGAAAAAGATAAAACAAAAATAACTTATGCAACATCACAAGTGCATTACAAAGCACAACCAGGTCGAATGATATTTTTTCCATCTTACATGCCTCATCAATACACAGTTGATTTAGGGGTTGAGCCGTTTAGATTTATTCATTGGAACTGCCAAGCAATACCAAAAGGAGTATTAAATGTCGTTTAAAAAAAATAAATACAAAGTATTAAAAGCAGCAATATCACCTGAACTATCTGAGTTTGTTTACACTTATTTTTTAAACAAAAGAACTGCAACAAAATTTTTGTTTGAACAAAAATATCTATCACCTTTTAATACAGAATACGGTATATGGAATGACGAACAAGTTCCTAATACTTATTCACACTATAGTGATATGGTAATGGAAACATTGTTGGGTATGTTAAATAAAAAAATGGATAAAGAAACTTCACTAAAGTTAAGTCCTACTTATTCCTATGCAAGAATTTATAAAAAAGGAGATGTCCTAGTGAGACACAAAGATAGATATTCATGTGAAGTATCTACTACGTTAAATCTAGGTGGTGAGTCATGGCCAATTTATTTAGACCCTACTGGAAAAACAGGCCAAGCTGGTGTAAAAATAGAACTTAATCCAGGCGATATGTTAATTTATTCTGGTTGTGATCTTGAACATTGGAGAGAACCTTTTGAAGGTAAAAATTGTGCACAAGTATTTTTGCACTACAATAATTTAAAAGGTAAAGATGCTAAACAAAATTTATATGACAAGCGTCCTATGTTAGGTTTACCTGCATATTTTAAAGGCTTTACAGTACCTAAAAAATAATATATACAATAAGCTTGCGGAGGGATGATCCACCACAGATTCCCTCTGCTTTAAAACCTATTGAAATCACTCACAATCTGATATAGTACCTAGTAAACAGGATTTTATATGCTACAAAAAATAGCCTTTTTACCAGGATTTAATAAACAAATTACTCCAACAGGTGCCGAAGGACAATGGACCGGGGGAGAAAATGTTAGATTTAGATATCAATCACCAGAAAAAATAGGTGGTTGGAATCAACTAGGAGCTGATAAATTAACAGGTGTTGCTAGAAAACAACATCATTTAGTAAGTACAGGGTCTGTTAATTATTCTGCTATAGGAACCAATAGAATTTTATATGTTTATTCTGGTGGTATTTTTTATGACATACATCCGATTAAATCTACTTTTGCAGGATCTACNATTACNACNACTAATGGTTCACCTACTGTTACATTTAATATAACTTCTACATCAGGCATGTTGGCCGGTGATATTATTTTTATTAGTGGAGCAAGCACCACGGTTCCCGGAACAAGTAATTTTACAGCAACAGATTTTGATAATAAAAGATTTATGATTACTTCAATTGGTAGTGGTACTCAAATAAATGTTACCATGGGATCAAATGAAACAGGGGCCGGTGGCACTGGAGGTAGTACAACTGTTAACTTTTATTATCCAGTTGGACCCGCAGAACAATTAGGAGCTTTTGGTTGGGGTATATCACAATTTGGTGGAACTATTTCTGGACCAACTCCAACAGGAATTACATTAGATGGAGCTTTAGCTGATGATACTCAAGGAAATAATGGAAATGCTACAACTATTACTTTAAGTTCTATAACAGGTTTACCTAGTTCAGGAACTAATTATATTTTAGTAGGAGCAGAAGAAATTTCTTATACTGGAGTAGATGTTGCTAATAAATTTATTACAGGAATTACAAGAGCAGCAAGAGGTTCTACAAGAGCGTCACATGGAGCTACTGCAACAATTACTAATACATCATCTTATACAGGTTGGGGATCACCAGCTTCTAACACAGACTCGATTACAGATCCTGGTCTATGGTCCTTAGATAATTTAGGAAGTAAACTTATAGCATTAATACATAATGGTGAATGTTTTGAATGGGATGCAGACGCATTAAACGCTACAAATAATAGAGCAACTATTATTGCTAATGCACCAACAGCATCACGTGATATGTTGGTATCAACTCCCGACAGACACTTAGTATTTTTTGGCACTGAAACTACAATAGGTAGTAAAGGCACACAAGATGATATGTTTATTCGTTTCTCAGATCAAGAAAATATAAATTCATATACACCAACAGCAATCAATAGCGCGGGTTCACAAAGACTGGCTGATGGATCACGGATCATGGGTGCACAGTTAGGTAGAAATGCTTTGTATGTATGGACAGATACAGCTATGTTTACTATGAGATTTGTTGGAACTCCATTTACGTTTGCTTTTGAACAAGTCGGTACAAACTGTGGATTAATAGGACAGAATGCAGCTGTAGAAGTTGATGGTGCTGCTTACTGGATGTCAACCAATGGTTTCTTTAGATATACTGGACGACTAGAATCTATGCAATGTTTAGTAGAAGATTTTGTTTTTGAAGATATTAATGAATCCTCTAATCAATTAATTAATGCAGGTATTAATAATTTATTTGGTGAAATTAATTGGTGGTACTGCACCAATACTTCTAATGTAGTCGATAGATGCGTTACATATAATTATTTAGATTCCACACAACAACGTCAAATTTGGACCGTTAATACTAGTGCTTTATTTAAAAGAACTACTTGGGAAGATTCTTCTGTATTTGGTTTACCGCATGGCACAGCTTACAATGCAGATGATGATGTTTCTTATGATGTAATTGGCAATACAGATGGAACAACTATATATTATGAACACGAAACTGGTAATAATCAAATAGGAACTGCTGGAACAGTAGCTATTCCTGCAAATATTACTTCGGGTGATTTTGACATTACACAAGATCAAAGAGAAGGAATTACTTTTAGAGGAGACGGTCAATACATGATGAGAATTAGTAGATTTATTCCTGACTTTATTGAACAGGCAGGTAATACTATTGTACAATTAGATTTAAGAGATTATCCTAATGATTCTGCAGCTAGTTCATCTTTAGGTCCCTTTACTATTACATCTACAACTGATAAAGTAGACACTAGAGCTAGAGCTAGAGCTGTAGCACTTACTATTTCTAATACAGGACTTAATGAAAATTGGAAAATGGGTACATTTAGATTAGATGTCCACGCAGGAGGAAGAAGATAATGGAACAAATAATAATAAATGCTATTAAGAACTATGGTTTAGAAAAAGCTTTAGGGATGTTTGCTCAAGAAGATGTGGACGATGCACTAGAGTCAATGACAGGTGGTGGAATAGGTAGTAGTTTTATTAATCGTTTTACAGGGGGACAAGGTTTAACAGGATTACTTAAAAATCAAGGTAAAAGATTTTTAGGTAGTCAAGCTATGAATGCATTGACAGGGGGTGGTAGTGGTATAGCAGGTGCAATTCCTTTGTTAGGTGGAGCCATGTTGTTAGGTAGAGCTTTTGATCCTACAAGAGAAGGCTCACGTAATTACAACCCTTATCTTCAAGATCAAATAAATTATGCTTCAGGTAGAGGTTTGATAGGAAGAGATGGAGGAAGTGGTTTAATGAAATATGGACCTAACTCTGTACTAGCAGGTCAAAATGTTTCATCTTTGTTTGGTACTAATGATTACATAGGTCAATTAGAAAAAAATTTAGCAAGACTACAAGGTTATAAAAATCCAAATTTAGACAAGATTAACAAAACTAACATTGAATTACAAAACGCCAGAGATGATGCACTTCAACAAGAATTAGCTGAAGAAGAAAAACAAAGAAACAGAAAGACTTATAGCGCTCCTTACCAAGGTAAGGTTCATGGTGATGGTGGAGGTGGCGGAAGCAATACTGGAGGAGCTAATGAAGGAAACCCTGGTGCTAATCAAAGTGCACAAAGTCATAGTCCACATTTTGCTGGAGGAGGCATTGCAAATATTAACATGAACAAAGGTCAACTAGGAGAAACATTACATGGCTAAAATTGTACAATCATTAACAAGAGCATCCAGAGAAT